TATGATGATGCACTCATCCAATACTCATATTGAGCATCTGTGTTTTGTGGTTCTCCAAATACATTTATTAAATCTTGTTCTGTTGTAATATCAACAGGATCGTCAATTGGTCCCTGTAAGAATGGTCCTGCGATTGCTCCTATGTTGTCTAAAACATTTTCAGCTCTACCTACAGTGAGGTCAACCTCCCTTATCAGTACTCCAGGAGATAATTGAGGAGTTGCCATGCTTTTTTTCTCCGAATTTCTCAGTTTATCGTGAAATTATTTATTAAAAAGTGTATTTACGAAGGGTCAAAAATGCATGAGCAATCAATGAACACCTATCTATAGTTCCACATATAGTCCATTCCACCACCTTTATCTCCATATTCATCAGTAAACCATCTATCTCCATCATCATCAACAAAACTACTATCATCCATTCCATCAGTCATAAATCCAAATGGTGCCATATCTTGTTCTATCTGATTCTTTTGTTCTTCGTATAATCTTTTTCTTACGTCCTGATCTGTTAATTCTTTAAAGTAATCCTGTGCTACTAACCACGCATATATTACCAAACACATAGCAAGGTCATCATTACATCCTTCTTCTGCCTCAAATGAATTACTTTTCTGAATGAATGTTGTAAGTTCACTCATTATTTCATAATCATTAAATATGAGTTTATCTGACTCTATAAGTGTTTTGAGATTTAATGCTCCAACCTTCTTTACAGTCTTGGACATCTTAACTCCAAGTTGAGTCTTCTTACCAGAAAAACCTTGTCCTACAATTTGACCTGCTCTTCCTCTCATAGAGCACATTAATACATTTTCATACTCTAAATCATAATTTAAAATAGATGCTACTTGATCTCCAACATCATTTACTTCACATAAAATAAAAGCATTGTTATATTTTGTTGCTACCTGATGAATAACATTAGGGAATAACATTGGTTTTATTTCATTATTTCTATACTTTGCAACAACCCTATGAGGGAAACTTGTAATATCAGTAACTATAAAAGCAGAATAATCCTTTACTACTCCTCTAGCAACGTCCACTGTCATTACATAATCATGTTTTTCTTGTGGGTCTTCATAAACATCTAGACCAGCACTTCTAGTTTTTGGATTCTCATATACAAGAGTTCTAAGTTTAGATGGTGCAATTAAAGTATCAACAGATCCTAAGAACTCACACTCAAATTCAACTTTAAATTGCGACTCTGATGTGTTTGCTATTGTTTGTGCTTTCCATTTATCATCTCTACCTGGTACTTCCGACCAATGAACATCAGTATGTACATATTCATTCTTACCTCTTTCCGCATCATGCCACATGCGGTAGAAGTGATTCATTCCGTGGGGGGTCGAGACGATAATGACTTTAGTACTTTTACCACTAGTAATAGTAGGATAAACAGAGGCAAAAAACGAATCAGCAATATGATTTGGAACGAATGCAAACTCATCCAAGAACAATATATTGAATGACATTCCTCGAACAGCACTGGCAGATGTCGAAGCAGCCAAGATTTTGGAACCATTTTCTAACTCCAATGAACCTCTATTCCATGACAAGACACCTTGTTGCATCCACTTAGGAACATTTTCATATGCCGTTTGTAAACGACCTAATAGTTCTCTAGCAGTTGCTGCCTTGTTTGCAAGAATACCTATATTTACACTATCATTAAAAAGTAAATAATGCAATAGATATGATATAACAGTTGTAGATTTACCAGTCTGTCGTGGCATCTTACAAATGTTAAATCTATTCTTGTGGAAATTATTAATTAAACCTTCTTGAAAATCATAAGGTTGAAAACCTTTTAGACCTTCATCTAGAGTAACAATCTTAACGTGCTGCTTTGCAAAGTAAACTGGATTTGCTTTACATCGCAAAAACTCCATTATTTGATCTTGTGTAAACTCAATCTGAGTATTAGCTCTTTTTAGATTGGGATTACCAAGATAAATGTCATCAGTCATAATTACATCATTTCACCGAATAAATGTCTATCTGTTTTATTTAACATAAATTTTTTATCATGATCTAGGGTTTTTCTTGTTAGGTCTAATATTCTTTGTAAATTCTCTGCTTTTTTCTTTAAATCTTCTATTTGTTTACTTTCATCCTCCTGCCTGGAGGAGTGGTTCTCCTGGGTCATGGTTAGAAACTTGGTAGTTCCAGAGTTTAGCACCAGGATACACTTTTCTCACTTGATCCTGTACTTCTCTGCGTGATGGGGTTTTGACATGGGGGAAGAACATCTGAAGCATGTAATTCTTTCCTCTCCAAGCCAAATAGACGTGGATTATATTTCCTACTTTATTATACCCTGGAAGTCTTGTTGCTTCCTTTAATGGGTCTTCATAATAAATGTTTGATTTAGGAACCTTCATTGGTTCTGGTTTAATGATGTCAATGACACTTGCGAATAGATTGCCATTAGCATCATGAATTTCAACATCTTCTGAAAGAGTATTTAGAATTTGATCACCAACGTTTACATTATTTTCCGTAAACCATCCACGATTTACTTCTAATGCATAAAGTACTTCTGCATCAGAATAAACAGGAACTGGATTAAGTGGTTTTAATTCTTTAATACTTTCAATGATTCCACTTTCATTGATGAAAGCAATATCAAGAGGAATCTGAGTGTGATTCATATGAAAAGATTTTTCACTGCTTTCATTAAAAACAAAAAGCATTCCACAATCTTCATCCAGATTTTCTCTGAACATTAACCCCAATTGAAACTCTGCAGGAGTAGTAGGGATTTCTAATTTAAGTGGAAGATTTAAGTATCCTTCTTTGAAAAGCATTAAATTTAGACGATATCACACTTATATTTAGGAATTCCAGCGTGTCACCGTTAATTCTATACTATTATCATCCATTTCCCATTCCTCTTCTACTTGAAATCCCATTTCTTTAATTTGATTATGTACAGTCATTCGAGCATACTGTTGAGTAACTTTCTCAACAAATCTTTTCGGTGGAACTGGATCTTTCCATGTTTGAATATCAGCAACCAATTCATATTCACCATTATTATTTAAACGGAATCCAATATCATCACCTATAGAAATATCAACCTTTACTTTTTCATGTTGATGATCGAGAGGATTTATAAGTTCTTTATTCTCCTGAACATTATATTGAAGAAGTTCTAGTGCTTCAATCAATTGTGGTTTGTGTTTGATTTTCGTTTTGATTGTGCTGAAGTGAGACATTATTAGAATAAAATTCGGGTTTAAATTGACGGGTTTCTAGAGATCCAAGTTTCTCCTCTATTTGTTTAGTAAGTTCTATACATTGATGTGAAGTAAAACCAGTGGCTTCTTCAGTTACATGACCATCTTGTCTGATGGTAAATTTTAATTTTTGTTGTTCCATAATGTAATTAAAAATTTATTTATCATCCACCATTACCGCCGCCACCGCCGTTGCCACCGCCACCGCCATTACCGCCACCATTGCCATTACCACCTCCGTTACCGTTACTGGACCCATTACCATTACCATTTCCATTTCCGTTACCATTGCCATTACCATTATGATGATGAGGTCTGTAACCATGTCCCATCCAACGTCCACCATAACTAGATTTACCTTTCATAGGAACACAGATTTTTAATTTTTTATCAAATCTCATTCCATCTGGACACTCTTCTTCTCCTGGTGCTCTAATTTCTTTAATAAATTGATTAAATGACTTCATTTTAAGCCTTAGTTACAGTTCTTGTTATTTTAAATACAGTTGAATCAGAAGAAGTAGGAGTTGCTAATAACCTTACATTACCACTATTAATATCTGAACCAAATGTTGCTATTCCTACAGGTTGATTAATAGAACCATATTCAGTCATATAAGTATTGGTTCCATCATGAATAATATTTATAGTAGTCATATTGTAATTTGTTCCTCGAACCACTTGTACTTGATAATTAGCAGACCTATATGTAGAAGCACTAAAGGTATCAACAGATGCGATAGAAGTAGAAGTTTTAGTTGCAGTTATACCACTAATAACAGATTGACCAGTATCAACACTACCCGTTAAATCACCCGTAACATCTCCAGTAACATCACCAGTTAAATTACCCTTAAATGTGGTTGCAGTAGCTACACCACTAAGATTAATTCCACCAGTTCCTGTAATATACTTGGAGTTAAAATCTAGATTACCACCCAATTGAGGAGTTGTATCTCCTACAATATGAGTTTGGATTCCAGTTAATGATCCATAAGGATAACTTGTAGCATCTTGTAAATCAAATGCTGGTGTAGAATCAGAAGCACCTAATGCTAGTTCTACTCCACCATAAGAAACAGTAGAATTAGATAACTTAGCATTCGCAATAGAACCTGCAAGTTGAGCATTGGTTATAGTGCCAGTTAGAGATGATGTAGGATAGTTGGTAGCATCGGTTAAGTCAAATGCGGGTGTTGTATCCGATCCACCAAGACTTAAGGTGACACCTCCATAATTGACTGAAGAATGAGCAAGTTTAGCATTAGTGATAGAACCTGCTAATTTATCATTGGCAATAGAACCTGCCAACATTGTATTGGTAATACCAGATGCTTTTACTTGTAGAGAATCACTACTAATTTCTATAGAAGAATCATCAACAGCAACATTAAGTGTTGCACTTGATCCTAATTCAACTTCACCACCACCTGTTAAAGCATTACCAGCAGTATATGTTACAGAATCATTGGATAACTTCGCATTCGCAATAGAACCTGCTAATTGAGCATTGGTTATAGTACCAGTTAGATTAGTGGTTGCTAAATTACCATCAAATGTTGTGGCAGTAATAACACCAGCAGCAATATCAATACCTCTAGAATTAATAGTTACTGCAGCACCTACAATTGCTGAACTTAAGGTAGAAACACCTGTTACATTTAAGGTTGTAGTTGTTGATCCAGCACCCTGAACCTCAATTCCCTTTCTAAATGTAGCAAATCCAATTGAGTCAACATTCGTTACATCATCATAAGATAATGTTCCACCAATAGTTACATTACCAGTTACATCAAGAGAAGAAAGTGTTCCAACTGATGTGATGTTAGTTTGTGCAGCAGTTTGTAAAGTACCAGTTAATTGAGTTGCTGTAAGATTACCTGAAGATGGATTATATGATAAACCAGTATCAGATTCTACTCCTTGAGTTCCTGTTGCACCATCAACAAATATTGGGTATACAGTTTCATTAGTACTATTATTAGCACTAACAGTTACATTAGTTGCTAATGTAGCAGTATCAGCATTACCAGTTAAATCACCAGTAACATCTCCAGTTACATCACCAGTTACATCACCAGTTAAATTACCATTAAATGTGGTAGCAGTAATAACCCCAATAGCATATACATCAGTTGATACTTTTAATTCTCCAGTAACAGTTGCAACTCCACTCTGGATATTAAGTACTTCGTTGGACGCATTTCCTGCAAAGATTTTTATTACTTCATCGCCAAGATTTATCTTTGTTGTTGTATCACTGTCCGAATATCTTCTTATTTGGTCTGTGTAAATACGATCTTCTGCATACACATAACCAGTAAGTGTAGTTACACCAGTGACTTTAAGGTCTTTACTGGTTGTTGCGACTGAAACCCCAAGAGTTGATAAAGTAGTGACTCCAACAATGCTTACTCCACCAGTTCCAGTAATATACTTACCATTAATATCTAAATTACCACCAAGTTGTGGAGATGTGTCACCTATAATATTGGTTGTAATTCCAGTTAATGACCCATAAGGATATCCAGTAGCATCCTGTAGATTAAATGCTGGAGTTGCATCAGAAGCACCTAAATCTACTTCTATTCCACCAAATGAAACTGAATCATTAGATAACTTAGAATTGGCAATAGAACCTGCTAGTTGAGCATTTGTAATAGTGCCAGTTAAATTAGTGGTTGCTAAATTACCATCAAATGTTGTAGCAGTAATAACACCAGTGACATTAACACCAGAAGCACTAGCAGTAATAATGCCAGCACCTACGTGAAGTGTTGGTGTTGTTGTAATACCAGCAGTAACGTTTATACCCTTTCTTGTTGTTATAAATCCAATCGCATCAACATTGGTTACATCTTCATATGTTAATGTTCCACCAATAGTAACGTTACCACTATAGGTCGCACTTGCTGCAGTTATTGCTCCTACAGTAATACTTGGAGTACCAGTTAATCCTTGTGCATTCGTTGCAAGTGTTGCAGTATCAGCATTACCAGTTAAGTCACCAGTAACATCACCAGTTAAATTACCCTTAAAGGTAGTAGCAGTTATAATACCACTTGCATTAATACCAGCAGAATTGATTGTTACTGCTGTACCAACAATTGCAGAACTTAATGTAGAAACACCAGTAACCTTAAGGTCTTTACTTGTTGTTGCTACAGAAACTCCTAGAGTTGCTACAGTTGCAATTCCAGTGATGTCTGCATTAGTGGCAGTAAATTCATCAAAACTAAGGTCACCATCAATGGTAAGGTCTCCACCAATATAAACATCAGTACTGAATGTACCTACTCCCACAAATGTAGAAAGTCCAGTAACATTTAATCCACTAGCATTAGCAGTTACAGCAGAACCAACAACAACACTTGCAGCAGTAACATCTCCAGTTACATCACCAGTTACATCACCAGTTAAATTACCCTTAAAGGTTGTAGCAGTAACTACACCTGTAATATTTGCTCCACCTGTTCCTGTAATATACTTGCCATTAATATCTAAATTGCCACCAAGTTGTGGTGTTGTATCTCCTAAAATATTTGTTGTAATTCCAGTAAGAGAGGCATATGGATAATCTGTTGCATCACTTAAATCAAATGCTGGAGTCGAATCAGATTCACCTAATGCTAATGCTATACCACCATACTGAACACTAGAGTTTGCTAACTTAGCATTTGCAATAGAACCTGCTAATTTATCATTACTAATAGAACCTGCTAACTGAGCGTTGGTGATAGTACCTGATAAACTACTAGTAGGATAGTTAGTAGCATCACTTAAGTCGAATGCAGGAGTTGCATCTGAATCACCTAAATCTACTTCTATTCCACCAAATGAAACTGAAGCATTTGCTAACTTAGCATTCGCAATAGAACCCGCAAGTTGGGCGTTGGTTATGGTTCCTACAAGTTCGGTTGTCTTATAATTTACCGCATCGGTTAAGTTAAATGCAGGAGTAGCATCCGTTCCACCTAAACTTAGAGAAATGCCACCATAAGCCACATAGGAATTATCTAATGCAGAATTAGGAATAGAAGTTAAACTAGCACCAGAACCACTAAAGGATGTTGCAGTAAT